TTAGTAAATCGCCGTTTCACCCGGAGTCCCCGCATATCTCGGTCCACTGAGAATTGCAAAAACCGCTCCCACACAAAGGGTCGGGTCGCCCAGAGTGATACCAATGCATTTATTCCCAGCGGCAAGCATCGCACTATTGACCGGGATGCAATAGGTTTTATGAACATCGGAGACATTGGTAATGTTAAAGGTGTTCGTTGCGGTCAACGCCGTCGGCACCATGATATCCTCATTGTAGAGAATACCGTCCACCACTGCTGTCTTACCACCTGAGAAGGTCAGCACTTCATTATCAACGAAAGCCGTGGAATTATGGTCGGATAGAACCAGAATCCCACCGCGATCTTCAATGACGGTCCCGACACCTGTAGCTGCACCGGTAGCCGTCTCTCCTGCTGCGGCAGGCACCGAGGACGATGCCCCGTCATACTTGAGCATACAACCGGTTTGGTAGTAGACGGGAAATTTCAAGGCGGTCGCGCATACAGACACACTAATCCCCTGCAAGAGGGTTACTGCAAACTGCGCCGTTATGACAGCCCCGGTCATAATGTATATCTCGGCCTGGTTATAATTCTTCATATCGATGATATCGCTTGTCTTCCCTCCCGCAAAATCCACCGGAAAGGTCAGTGGAACAACTACATATTTATTGTTGATTCCATACATGTTAAGATCCTCCTTATATTGGGCCGGGGCCGAAACCCCGGCTGGATTTATTTGTTATGCCCTTTCCGCGAGTGCGACGAAATGGGATTGCGTCGCTCCTGCACCGCCCTTATACGGAGTCAATGCAGATGCCCGAACCGGCTGGCCGTCTACGCGGAGGACGAAGCGGAAAACGCTTTCATCATATTCGAACCGCACGTGGATGCTCATATCAGCCTGAAGGCCGCCCTTCTGCGCCAGGATATAGCCGTTCATGTCCGCAAGGATGATGTCTCCCACATCGCCCAGTGCCGCGCACTGTTCAATCGGGATGACAGGCCGCCCCAAAAGTGTTCCGTAGGGAGCTCCGGAAATACCGCCCGGAGGCATGAATACGAGCTGCCCGCCGGTGCCGACCGTTATCGACATCGTATAGAGCTGTGGAAGTGTCATCTGATTGATGAACCAGTTCGCATTCAGATAACTCGACGCGAAGATCCTCGAAGACATATTGATCACGTTTTGCGCGAGTATGACATCCGCCTTCTGTCCGTTTTCCTTTGCTACGGTAACGAGACATCCGGCATTGAGGATTCCAAGAGGCTGCCCTGCGCCGTTCCCATTCACAATCGCGTCATCAATCTGGAAACCGAACTCGCCCGGAAATGCGTTTCTGATAAATCCCTCAAGTGCTGCTGCATCATTGAGGAGTTCATCAGTTGCGTAGCAGAGACCGATCAGCTTTTTCAGATTCAATTCGATCTGGCGAAATTTCGGTTTGCTTTTCGTCTTTTCAGATGCTTCCGCCTGCCAATAGGCAACGATGCCGCCGTAGCGACTCGATACGCGGGATGTCTCGTCAACACCATTGATCTTGATTCCGTTGGCGTTGCCGCTGATCGGTTGTGGCCGACACTTAGGAGCCAAAATCCCCGTCTTGATCGCTTCTTGCAGCAATTCGTTAGCGAAATCCTGCTGCACGAGAAAGCCGCCCTCAGCGGGCACGGTTTCATTGAGGCCGCTTGCTGCTGCCGTAAAAAGTCGGGGGTCAACACTTCCTCCGGCCCTTCCCGCATTCACAACGGCAATCAACTGCTGGCCGAGGCTTGAGAACCTGTCTTGTTCTCTCGTCTGGAATGATCTTATTTCTCCTTCCTGTCTCGTCCTTGAAATTGCGGGAGCACTGAGGGCAGCATGCACATTTTCGCGTTCTTTTATTGTGTCAACCATTTCCTTCTTGTCCTGAACTTTTCCGAGAGTTTGCCTTATGTATGCGACTTCATCTTTTGTGAGGTCCCGGTTTTCTACCGTGGCCTTAGCCTCAATATCGGTAATTACCTTCATAAGGTCTCTGATTTCTGCTTCATATTCGGTAACTGTTTTCATTTTTTTCTCCTTTTTATAATTTGATTATAGAAATGCGGATCTACCCTTAGCAATCCATTCGGCTGTCTCGTCCTTCTTCTCCGGAGCATCAGCGTCCCGTTGATTTGCCGGAAGCGGATCGGTGACGGATAGATCTTCATCCCGAAGACCGTCCTTATATCCTTCCGCAAGAATCGTCTTTGCCTCTTTCGCGCTGCATCCAGCGTCCCGCAGGATGCGCTCTAAATCCCTTGCCGTAGGCAGTTGCCTCTTTCCTGATATACTTTCCGGGATGTTTTTGAATCCCAGTTTCATCATGATGGGTGTGTATTTTATACAAGCCGCCATATCCATCTTGCCGCTGATCTCATCGACGAATCCGGCTTCCATGGCTTCATCGGCGTTCATCCAGGTCTCGGCATCGAGAAGGTTTTTGATTTGATCTCTTGTCTTTCCGCTTTTCGCCACATAAGAGCCGATCATGGTATCGCCGATCTTATCCAGCACATCAGCCATACTTCGCATATCGTTTGCGTTGCCGATGACCAGGCCGAACGGGTTGTGCATCATGTAAAGGGCATTCTCGGCCATGATGACCCTGTCTCCGGCCAGGGCAATCACGGAAGCTATGGAGGCGGCCAGGCCGTCGATGTAGGTTGTAACCGCGGCAGGATGATTTCTGATGGCGTTATAAATGGCCGCCCCGTCGAAAACTTCGCCGCCCGGAGAGTTGATGTGCATGTCGATCTGTTTGTTTTTGATGGCGTTCAATTCCAGAATGAAATCCTTCGCACTGATACCCCAGTATCCGATCTCGTCGTAAATCCAGACCTCCGATGAGTCGGTCTTGTTTTTTATCTCGTACCAGGACATGGCCTTGTTGCCGTCGATCTTGTCGATCAGGACGCCGGCTGCGTCATAGATATCCGTCGCGCCCTGTTGTGCCGCCCGTTGTCTGATGGCGATGAGGCCTGACCGATAAATCTTGCCGCTTTTTCCGAACGGATAATGATATGCCGCCTTCGTCTCCTGGTTGGCCTCCGGGTCGATGCCGAGATGCCATTTCGAATATTCATTCCAGTCGGGCGGATCACCGAGGATCTTGTTGCCGTCCTCGGAAGAGAAGGACCAGCTGCTTGTCTTATCTACCTTGCCAGCATCGATCATGCTCCCTGCATGACTTTTGCCCTTTGAATTTAATTTGACTGCCATGGTCTCACCCTCCGATTTTGCGGATATTGCTTTCTATGGCCTTCGCCGGCTTCACGGGCACGGTTGCCGGCGCAGGCGCAGGAACTGACGGCGGCGGAACGGGTTCTTTTCCTGCATTTCCCAATGACGTCATGTTCAATGGCACCAGATGAATGTCGCCGCCGTCCACCGGATCCATGTCCTCTTTCTCGCGGATGTCGTTGACCGACATCGCACCGATCATGAACATTTCCTTGTAAAATGTCGCACGGCTGGCGGCGTCGCCCCTCAAAAGACCTTCGACTATGTGCTTGAAATAAAGCCTGCCCCTTCCGGACAGAGCCTTCTCGCTCGCGGTCAATAGTTGCATGTTATAGTTCTGCTCGAAGCGGACCAGCCAGGGCAAAAGAGAATCAATGACGAATGACGTCTGCTCCGATTCGATATTTGAGAATGAGGATTTGGTGAGGTCCTTCAACTTGTGCGGCGGGAGATTGAACCATCGCGCGATTTCCGGGATTTGAAAACCCCTGGTCTCGAGGAACTGGCAATCATCCGGAGGGATCCCGTACTTCTCAACCTTCATTCCTTCTTCCAGGAGCAAGAGCTTGTGCGCCTTTCCAAGACCGCTGTGCGCGGTCGTTAATGAATTTGTTAGATTGCTATGGGCGGTCGCCGAGAGACTGTTGGGGTGTGAAACGATCAGGCCGGGATTCGTGCCATTGCCAAAGAATAGCGAGCCGAATGTCTCGAGTGCCATTCCCAGGCCGATGGACTTCCGTGCCATGGCGATTACCGAGTATCCCTGGAAACCGTCGAAGCCGAGGCCGGGGACGTGCAGGATCTTCTCGCGGGGAAGATCGATGTCCTCGTTGCCTACTCGGATGCGATAAAAGAGGTTTCCTTCTTCCATCCGGATCTTGACGCGGTTCGGCGCAATCGGCCACAGTTCCCGGAGATCTCCATATCCATCGCGGACCTTCTCGGCATAACAGTTGCCCCATGTCAGAATGTGCGCGGTCATGGCTTCCCGGAATGCCATCGCCGTCATATATGGGTTTGCCTGATCGTGCATGACGCGATATGCCGGCAGATCGTCGGCGATGCGTTTTGATTTATCTTTCCTCTGCATGAGGTGAAGGGGCAGGGCGCCGATGGTGCCGGAGATAAGGGAGACTGCGTTCCAGACGGCCGAATAGGTAAGCGCGGTTTGCTCGGTGACGTTCTCGCCTGATAACGACTGGGCGCCGGCGAGATTCCAAAGCGAGGGATTCCACGCCTTCTCGTCGGTCAAGGAGAGATTCTGAATAAGGAACCGCCGGATTCGTCCAAGAATGTTCACATAAATAGCCTTGGGTTGATAATCGGGAACTTCTATTTGGCGGGATGACTAATTGTATGGTAGGATTATGGCAGGAAAGAAATGGGCATGTCTACTGCAGGATTTCATCAATTTTCATATATTTTCCACTTTTTTTACTCGGGGTGCCTGTGTAAGCGGAAGTTTCGGATCGATTCACGTGTTATAAAAACTGTTCCGTGGGGTTTCTCGGCTTGAAGCTTTCCATGCTCGATCCAGAGACGAATCGTTCTTTCATGAACTCCAAAATACGCGGCCGCCTCACTCACGCGCAATAATTTCTTATCGGGGAGATCGGGGAGGTCGTTATCGATTTGGTCAGTCATGGGTATTCCTCACTTTAACACCAACACCGCCTTGCACTCCATGCACACCAGCACGGCTTGCTGTGCGGTCAATTCCTGTCCCGTCGGCGATACCAGTGCCGAGACAATATAGACCGTCACGGCTGGGATAAAATATTTGCAGCCGCACTCGCACTGTTTTTGTGTCGCATTTTTCAAATCGATTTGAAACTGTTGACCTGGCCGCAATGCTTTCATATTTAAATCTTTCGGCCCAAATCCCGCTTCCATTCTACGCTTCGCGTCTCCCATCTTGTCCTCCTTGACCAAATGTTAAGATTCCCTGTCCTTCATATTTTGATTTTTTCTGTCCGCCTCTCAGCATTGCCCGGCCCACGGCCATGATGAGGGCCACGGCGCCGTCTATGCGTTCCGTGCTCTTTTCTTTATCAGGCTTCTTGTTCTCCGCCGGATCCACCTTGATCGCCACGTTCGATATCATCCAGGATAAAACGGGATCGCCGCCGTGGGCCAGTTCCTTGCCCATGACCATCTTTTCAACTTCCTTCGTTGGGGCCGACATCGAGGCGAATCCCTGGCCGAACTGGATGAGCGTCCTCTTGCCCTCGACCTCAAACCCGAGGTCCTGCAGGTCTGTCGTGATCTTCTGGGATCCCCAGCGGTCAAAGGCGAGTTCGGCAATCTGATAATCTGTCATATCCTTCTTGATCTGCTCGATGATGAATTTATAATCGATGAGGTTGCCGGGCGTGAGCGTAATGAATCCCTGCCTTGCCCAGACGTCATAGGGGACCTTGTCGCGCTTGACGCGCTGCATCATGTTGTCCGTAGGAAGAAAGAAGTGGCAGAGAACTTCATATAATATGTTTCCCTCTTCTGGCGGGAAAACCTTAACCCAGGCCGTCAGGTCCGTATTCGAGGAAAGATCAAGCCCGCCGTAACAGGTCCGGCCCTTGAGCGCCGCAGGATCGACCGGAAACGCACAGGCGTTCCAGACGTCAAACGGGATCCATCGCGTCACGCTTTCCGTCCATATGCAGAAATTGAGGCGCTTGACGATGTTTTGCTTCGGCGGCATATTCATGGCCTCGTCCACCTGCTCCCTGATATATGATTTCTGGATGGATACCCCGAGGTTCGGATTTGCTTTTGGCCATACCTTCTCGTCCGTCCAGTCGTCGCAGTCCGGGCAACCGTCCTGGGGGATCGTCTTGCCTTCTGCGGCACACTTGTCGCACACGTCCAGGCCGCTCATGTATCCGAACCATGAATCGTTCTCGATCAGGCCCTTCAGTATCTTCTCGGTATATTCGTGGTGCTGAAAACAGATCGAGTGGCGGTCATAGCCGGCGTTGGTGATCTCAAATATCAAGGCCTGGCGTCGTCCCTTCGTGCCGGCCCGGATCTTCTCAATGACTGTCGCGTTCGGGTGTTCATGGATCTCATCAATCAGGGCAAAGTGGGGACGCTTGCCGTCGAGGCCTCGATGTTCGGAGGAAATGGGACGGAAAAATGAATTGTTAGCCTTATAATCGATGTTTGCAACGCCGACATGCAGTTTTTTCTGCAGCGATGGAGAACTTTCAACATAGGCCTTGGCGTCCCGGAAAAGAATGCCGGCCTGTTCTCTCATGGTCGCCGCGGCATATATCTCAGCTCCCTTTTCATTGTCGGCAACCAGGCCATAAAGTCCCACACCCGCAGCCATGGGACTCTTGCCATTTCCCTTCGCGATCTCAAGGTATGCCGTTCTGAATCTTCGAAAGTCCCCATTCTTCCAGCCGAAGATGGACCCGACGATGAATTGCTGCCACGGTTGAAGAACAAAAGGCTTGTCAACAAACTCTCCCTCATAGAAAACGAGAAACGCTGGGAAGAAATCTATCGCGGCCTGGGCAGCCTTATTATCAAACCACAGGCCGGGGGATCTCCTTGTCCCGTATTTTTTCAGATCGTCGAGATGGCGCCGACAGGCCAGGCGAACCCACATACATGCCGGGATCTTTCCGGAGGAGACATCCCGGGCATATTGTTTTGTTGGATGCAGCGCCTTAGTGGCCACTCTTGCCTCTCATAAATTCGTCCAGTGGATCCTTCGTAGGATCCGGCATGTCGAAACTGCCGCGGTTCGAAAGTGGCGTCAGGTAAAATTGTTTGGAATAGACCAGGAGGAGGTTTGAATATTTGCGCTTTAAATCGGAGAGGGCGCTCTCCCTCATGGTACTCATCTCAACATCTGCCTTCGGCTCAGGTCTCGTGTCCGCCTTGTCCTCAGATTTCTCGCTCGATTTCTCGCCGCCCTGCAGCAGTGATCGGCCGGATTCATTGATTGTGATGTTAATATCCCGCAAACGGGCAACCAGATCACATAATTCAGCAAACGCATCCTCCGACAAAGTGTTCAAATGCCCTCTCGCAATCAGAATTGGGGCGGTTTTATCCCAAAAAGCAGCTGCGTAACCGTCAAGTTGGGGCGGTTTTTCGACATTCACGCTCAATCCCGCCGATCCTGTTCCCTTTTTCCGCTTACCGCCTTTTACCCGCAACGAATTTTCAAAGGATTTCTTACACTTCGGCTTGCAGTATAGCTTGTTTGCTGGCCCGGTGAAATTCTTATGACAAAACTTGCACGGCTTAATCATTTTCTTCCTGAGTGCGGTTTATTAGTATCCATTTGAGGGCGGTCATAAAAGCGAGACTGTCCACACGGTTAATCTGGCGTTATGATTTAAGATTTGACCTGCCCCCCCACCTCTCCTGTTCGTGTTCGATGTCATGACATGGATCGCACATTGATTCTAAATTTTCTGGCGCATTGTTCTTTGGGTTCCTGTCCTTATGGTGGACCAAGACTGCGGCCACATCGCGCCCGACAGGCAGGCATCGTTCGCATAGCGGATCGGCATTCAACTTCATGATCCGGACCCGATGCCAGTTGCTGTCATATCCACGCTCTGTTGCCGTTCCCCGTTCTGCCTCATAGTTGGCGTTCGCCTTGCGTCTATGCTCTTCACAGGGACCGCCATCTGTCACTCTTGGGCAGCCAGGATATCCGCATTGCTTCTTTGGTTTAGATGGCATGGTCATCATCCTTCGCTGCCGTTGCAAGCGCTTGCACTGGAATGTCGATCAGACCATTGGCTATCAGGTATTCAAGATCATCGGCTGCTTCAAAGAAGAACACTGTTGTATTGAATGCGATCTGCCAGCGTTCTGCATTACGATCTTCTTGCACGATACCTGGATCAAAATACAAATATGGCCTTCCATTTCTCTTATATAGATATATGCCCTGATCCTTGTGCTTCTTTAGATATTCAGAGAGACGCACGACAGACGCGCTATCCTTCCATGACTGCAATCCAGTAGACGCAACCACTTCGGTCTCTTTACCCTTCAATGGATCGTATTTATCCATCAATTTTTCGAGACTCATTTTTTCTTCGCTCTTCTATAAAGAAACGACAACCACTCATATCGGCCCCTACCCAACAGATGAGAATATTCTCGCCGCATTTAAGTTTGCCCTTATACTGTCTGCACTTTGGGCATATCCAGCCCGTCACGGTGGGCCATTGTTCGATCATTATGTCTGTTAAATTCTTCATCACGTCATCCTCCTTTTAGGCACAGGTGGAACAGGCAGGCACAGGCGGCGGGCACAGGTGAAACATTAATCATTTCGCCTTGGTCACAGGAGGAACAGGCACTTTTTAATATAATCAAAATATTTCTAAAGAGAAAACGCGATTTATTGACAAAGATAAATACGCGCGCGCGCGCATGTGCGATAGGTGGATTTTTGCCTGTGCCCCCTGTGCCCAAAGGCAAATAGTCAATAAAATCAATCCAAAAGTGTCTCAGGCGGAGGCGTTTTGCCTGTGCCTCACCTGTGCCTGCCTGTGCCTGCATTGAAATCATTGAACAATTCTCCAAAAAACCTGCCGGTATTTCCAATTTTGGCGCGTTAAATCCCAAGGGGAAGGGGGAAGGGCGCGCAAAAAACAATTTTTATTGCCTCTCAACAGCCGACTTGACCCGAATCCCCTCGATAACGCGCGGCTTGCGTACGCCTCGATCACGCGGTTGGTACTGCCGCAGGTTGCTTACCGCCACATAAAGTTCACGAAAGAAGTTTTCCCTGTTCAACGCTGTATATCCATTCTTGCCGCAGTAGCTTTTGTAATCATCATACAGATCAGCCTTGGAAACCTCGTAATCATCGCCGATATCGCACTGATCATCGACATAGCAAAGCACCGGATTATTGATGCGGCGATAATCCAGCATCATCAACCTCGTCTCTTCGGCCAGCGTAAATTTCTTATTCTTCGTCAACCTGGCGAGTCCCACAACCGCCCAGGAGAAAATCTCTGACAATTCCCCTTTGAGGACTTCAAAGAGTTCCGGATCCTTATCCGGATCATCATCGAGGAATTGACGCTTGAAGCGGACCGGCAACACTCGCCGGAAGAAGCCATCCGAATTGTCGAGTACCCGGGGAAGGCGATTCGCCGCAAATGCCAGTTTGCAGTATGACGAAAAAGTAAAAGTGTTTTTATGTTTAAAGGCGGCATTGATCGGATCTCCCGATGTGATCGCCTTAAAATATGGGCTCTCTATCGCCTTGGCGCCGACCTCAGTGCTGATGTTCAGCAATTTGTTATACAATGACGACCGCTGGAACTGATCCTCCAGATCCTGAAAGGACACGGCCGCGCAATTCTCATCGCCGACCAATTCCTTCATCACCTTCAAAAATGTACTTTTCCCATCGGCACCTGGCCCAATTAAAAGCAGACACTTCTCGAACTTCGTATGCCTGACCAAAACGTAACCGAGATATTCCTGCAGCTGCGCGATCGCCTCGGGCGTCTGTACCGTCTGCTTGAGATAAAGCAACCAGCGTTCGCAAACCTTATCCGACTCCGGATCAAAAGAGACCGGCAGTGAATAGGTGCAATAAAAGTCGCGGTCGTGCGGCTTAAGCTCATATGTCATAAGGTTGAACATGCCGTTCTGCAGGCATATCCAATCGTCCTGGTCGTTGACCTTCCGTCCATGCGGGATGGTGCAGAGCATCTTGACCTGATACGTGGCATCCTCCGCCCGGCTTTTCTGCGATTCGTTGTGCAGATATTTAAGGCATAGATTCCGGACGTGATCCTCGTCGAAATATTCCCAGTATTGCTCATTCCAGCGATACATCAGGCCCGTCTCCGGATCCGAAAGCAACGCGAGGTCGCCCAGGATCTTATTCGCCAGCAGACGCGGCTTGAATGACATGCGGTCTTTATGGACGCCCCTGGCAAAAAATATTTCGGGGCCTGCGGGGGCGGCATCATCGAGGGAAACTGCCGCTGCCGGCGTTTGCGCGAATATCTTTGCCGATTCGATTAAGACTCGAAAATCATCGGGCGTCTTTTTATGGCGGACAAAGAAGTCTGTCAAATCCTGCCCATGACTTTCGGGATATACCCCGGATTCGTCGATCCCCATGAAGGACGGCCATTGTATCATCCGGATGGACTTTGCCGTGCCCATGAGCGCCTGTGCCGCGAAGGTCGCGTATTTCTGGCCTGGCATATCGGCATCATACGCAATTACGACATGACGATCCTTGAATGGCGCCAGGTGTTCCGCCGGCCAGTTCTTTAACTTGGATGTTTGTGTGATTGCATTGAAGCCGTGAGAAAGGGCGCAGAGCGTGTCCGTCTCGCCTTCACATAAAATTACCGGTGATACATATTCGCCTTTTTTCTCTTCAACGTCCCCTTTTAACGGCCACGCGGGAAATAGTCTCGAGGATCCTGTCGATCGGGCAAAAGAAATTATTTTGTATTGTTTCGCGCCCTGATGATACAGGCGGATATTGACAAGGTTGCCCTGTGAGTCCGGAACCGGGATTGCGACTTTTTCCGGCGTCTTCAATTTGATGAGAACGCCCTTTTTCGTCAGGCGGTATGTTTCAAGACGAAGATCCAGGAACTCGATCCACCTCCTGGACCATCCGCGAGTCTTCTCAAGACGCTGGATCCATTCATCAGGCAAGGCGGGAAACATCTCCCATGCCTTGTGCATCATCTCCATCGTCTTCTCATGACTAAGAGGCTCCGCCTCTCCGCTTCCCCCGCCCTTCGCCGCCGCGCGCTCCCGTTTTTGATCCCCCCCAAGGGGGATAGCGAATTTGTCGCAGAACGCCTTAAATCCTTCCGTCTGACTCAGGCCATTGACTTCTGTCCAGAGCTTTATGATGTCTCCGGATGCACCGCACGAAAAGCAGTTGTACTGGTCTTTCTGGAAATTATATGAAAAGGAAGGGTTCGATTCCTGATGGATAGGGCAGAGGCCGTGCAGTTCGCCTTTTTTCTCTTCCGTCGATGTGACTTTGAAGAGATCCTTGGCGATGCTTTTGCGATCTGCCTCTGAAAGATGTTTTTTTGCGATGCCCATTATACCTTTTGTTTCTTGGCCTGCAAGAGATCAACTTCCAGCAGGAGGTCATTATAGTTATTGAACCAAATAACCATTCGGCGCATGAGGCCGGCCTGCTCACCTTTGGCCCAGAGGCCATATATCGGGATGCCGTTGCTCCACGCTATTCCCACCTCCGCCCAGGCATCCGTTCCTGATGGACTTATATAAATCACCAACTCAGAGACCGAGGCACCAATCGTGTCATATTTGAAGGAATTGATTGCCTGTTCAGTCAGAACCCATTCTTCAAAGTTGATCGGCTTAATAGCGCCGTGACCTTCTCCGTAATTATTTTCAACAAAACTCAGGACTTCATGTCCCATGTCCCTCAACATCTTGGTCAGCATTTCAACGGCATGCTGATTCTTCCAACTCGAGGCAATATATATTTTCATGCGAAAACCCTTTTCTTCAACTTGACCTCGAGTTTTGCCACAGCCAGGACGCTGCGTTTCAATTCATCGGGCATTTCTTTGTAGCCGTGCTGATTTAGCGCCAGCAATTCTGCCCGGCTGATCAGCATGAGATTCTCAATGACGCAGTGCTGGTTATTGCCATCCTTGAAAGCCACGACCATACCGGGCGGTACTGGTCCGTTAACTTCTTCCCACATGACAACATGTTTCGAACGATACCAGGCCGGGAAACCCGTATATGGGTTTTGCTGTGAAGTCTTTATCAACAGATGCCCGTCTTTTGTATCGATGCGTTCCGTACCCACGGGTTTTCGATTGGGCGGTATGCTTCCCTTTTTAAAATTCCCACTGTTTGGCTTCACGACCCCTTTTGTCCCTTTGGTCCAGGGCACGTTGCCTTTTGGAAAACATCCGGTGCGTCCCGACAATATCTTGCGATTATTTAAAAACGCTTCAACCTGGCCATTCCTTTTGTTCATAGAAAAGTGGGCATTCAATGCGACTGTCAAATCAGGGACGCTGAGCCGTCTATACCCATCCCGCATAAACTGCGCCTGCTCCGGGGTCCAAGTGATAAGAGTGCCGACGGGATTACCGACCGGGCGACCGCATTTAATTTTGTGACGATGCAGCACAGCATGGATCTGGCTGGCCGTCGTGAACATTCCAAACTCTGCATTGAAGGCATCCGTGAGTTCCGCGATCATCATTGATGGATACTTCTCACGCAGGAACTTGACGTGCCGATCGCTATAAATGCGTCTCACTTAATAACCTTGGTCTTCTCACTATTGTTTTCTTGCCCCAGCATGCCCAGCATGTATTTGCCCTGCTCGCTTTCACGAATGGTACCCTCGCTCACGGCTTTTGTCGCCTCGAATACCAGCCTGGCATTGTTAATGATCTGATTGGCCACACTAGTTACTGCTTTCGCGCGAGTGATTTCCTCGGTCAGCTTCTCCTTTTCTATCGACTCATCCGACAGTCGTTCGAGTTGACAGAAAAGATGATCATTAAGATCAGCAAGTTTGTTTTTCATAGGATTTGCCCCCGATCATTTGTTTCAAACAGATGTTCTTGGCGGGATTTAATAATGATGTTACAAAGATTTGCAGACGAACGGATAACTCTTAATCAGTAGGTTGCCGGTTCGATCCCGGCAGGGCTCACCAGATATCAAGGGGTTAGCGATTTGGCTAATCCCTTTTTTACTGATCCGTCTGCTTATATCTGCTTACTCCTTATCAACATCGTCATCGATCAATTCGTAGATCACTCTGTACTTTGCAATTCTATATTTTGTCTTGTCCTTAAACACATCATGGACATTCGCGGCCCTTGCTTCTTCCGGAGACGAAAAATCAAACTCGTCACAATATGCGCGGCTATATGATCCACATGCCTCACCAGTTTCTCTATTAATGATTCGAAAAATTTCTTCGGGCTTTTTCTCTTTTGGTTTCCTCATCCAAATGTCCTTTCTATGGCGGCCTGCTTTGTTCGCATGGCCGGGTGTGTATAGATCGCCGTTGTGGAGACGTCCTCATGGCCGAGGAGATCTCCGACGCTCTTGAGATCCGCTCCGGCATCGATCAGGTGCGACGCGAAGCTATGCCGCAGCATATGAGGCGTCACGCGCCGCGTTATACCCAGAATCTTCACCGCCCGGCGGATCGGCCAACGGATGTCCGTCAATTCTCCGCCGCCACGCTTCGAGGGGAAAACCAGTTTCGCCTTCTTCGGAAGGGTTTCCAGGTGGGCGCGCAATGCTTCCTTCAGGCGTCCAGACATAGGGACGATCCGTGTCTTCCCTCCTTTGCCGGTGATCCTGAGCATCCCGTGATCCAGGTGAACGTCCGCCGGTCTCAAGGACGTGGCCTCAGACTTTCGCAGGCCTGCATCATAGAGGCAATAATACATCGCCCTGTGACGAATCGTCATCGCCTCGATGAGCATCACAGCCTCTTCCCTCGAGAGCGCATCAGGGACCGGCCGTCTATAGGGAAGCCTTTTGCAGCGGGGCAGAGGATCGTTACAATAGCCCCGTTCCTTTTCTGCGGCCCAGTTGATCATGGTGTAGAGAGAGCCGATCTCCATGTTGATCTGCCGGTGGATCTTGCCACGCTTCGTTTCCGCGAGGCGCTTGCGTTTATATGTATCTATATGATCCGTTGTGATGTAATCCGGAAACATGCGCCCGAAAAAGGGCAGAATCTGGCCGTAGAGCATCCTCTTTTTCTCGTCCACGGTCGACGGCCACAGTTGCATTTCAATCCAGGGGATGTACTTCTCGGCGACGCCAGCAACGGTCAGCGTCTCGGCGGCGGCCTTGCCCAATCCCTTCATGAGGGCCTTTTCCCGGACGATCGCCGCGAGATGGTTCTTCGCCTCCACACGTTTCGTGACACGGATCTGTCTGCCGTCTTTATCATATCCGAGCGAGATCACGATATCGAAGACGCCCGGCCTATCCTTGACTTGTCTCACGCTCATCCTTGCGGTCTCCTTTCCTGCTGATGGGTACTACTTTACCCGTCTTAGGAGAGGATTTCAATTCTTTTCGTCTGCGGTGCTTTCCGACTGCATCCCTGGCCCAGTCCTCGAGTTCCCTCGGCGAAGGCCGCTTCTCGCCGGCAATGTTGAAGAAATCGATTACGGCATCAAGCTTTTTGTCGATTCCCTCAAGGAGCTGTTTCTCTTCGTCCGTCATCTTCCGATTCCGATTTGTGTAAATTAACCGTCCTGAGCATTTCAATGATTCTGTCCCTGTTATGGGCCATACAATAGAACTCGTTTTCCTGAACGGCGCCCTCGCCGTCTGTCTGCCTGATTTTGATGATGCCATATTCGATGCCGCGCAAGAAGACATTGGTGCCGGCCTGGATATCGATTATTTCAGGCATGAGGGGCTTCCTCATCATCTCCGTCGCTGATGTTTTTGGTGTCTTTCATCAACTCAAACCATACCCGCTCCATCGCTGCCTGGCTCGGATAATCCTGATATTTGCACCAGGAGCCCCTGTCCGACAGCTCCCATATTGAGTTGAGAATCTTGCCTTCACCGGTAATGGGATAAACGCGCCGCTGTCTGAATATTCTGAAACCCGCGTGCTTGACTTTATTTCTATCTCTTGCATTCATCTGTCAGATCCGATTGACAATCTCAAAAAGTTCATGAATCGATTTGTGAAGGGGATTCTTATGGCAATATCCGTATATAAGGGCACGAACAACAAAAGCCCCTGGCTGTTTGCTTCATCCTTCGCTTTCAACGTTGGCGGAAATGTCGGAGGCTTCTCGCCTGCAACTTTTTTTTCTCCTTCATAAATCTTATCAATTTTCTTATTGAGATCTTTCAGCCTTTTCTCTTTGGGACTTGCCGATGCTTTCTCGCCCTTGTTCATCTTGGTTTTGCCATAGAATTTTACTCGTGCCCCTGCAAGTGCGGCTAGCCTCGCTTCGCCGGAAAGACCGCAACAAACCAATTGACATGATCCGCATAGGCCATTGCCGGACGCACTGCTTAGTTTCATCTTCTCTCTCTCGCAATTGCTGCATGTACCAAGTGGCCGTTCCATGATTTTCTCCTTTGCTGTAGTTGTTTCCAGTTTTTCGGATTTGCCCCTGATGGCCAGCCCCACATCACACGGGCATGAGTTGCATTCGCTTGCCCTGGCTCCGAACATTTCCTCCGCCTCGGCCATGTTTTTCCTGCACCGGACGGGGCTCATGTGCTTGCTGATTTTGCAGTTTTTTAAGCGCCCCTCAAGCATCTGTCGCTTCCTCACCGATGCCGCGTTCGCACATCTGCTCGATCGCGTGTTTTGTAACCTCCTGGCGCGCCGCGAATGAACGGATGGCTTCCAGGTTCTCCAGAATCGCCTTTGCGCCCCGCGGGCCGAGGGTGATAGGCGGTCCATGGTCGACCGGAATCTCGATTACGGGTCTCCGCACGTCGCCGAATTCACAGATTCGCTCAATCGTTCTTTTTGCTGTTGCCATAAGATTTTTCCCGGTCTGGATTCCCGTTTTCACGGGAATGACAAAAGAGAGCGGGGTGGCCCGAGGAGGAGGTCGAACCACGGGCCAGATAGAGGTGTTAATTGCGGCTTGTGGCCGCGCCCCGCGATTTCAGTATATTATTCGCCGCCCGCCGGTTTTCCGTCAGCCGCTCAAAACGTCTGTTCAAATCCCTCACACTGTTTAATGCCGACCTCTGCTCAGCCCAGGTCATGATGTCGCGCTTAGCGTGGCGCCTGAGATGGACCATGGCCATAATCACGAGCACCAGCGTCCCGACGATATTCACCCAGGGGAAATAATCACCGTCCGAGCCTGCCATGCACAAACAGAGAATGGCGAGGATGCAATAAATATATCCCCTGATCAGTTTCCAGAGCGCTCTTTTCATATCTTCCCCCATTTCACAATTTGCATTTCTTGCCGTCGCGGTAAAAGTAGTGTTCGCCGCGGTATTCAATAGACCCGTTGATGCCATGATACTTGTGGCGGTTCTTGATCCATTGAGGACATGTAGGACTATTGTTACTCTCCACCGGCCACATGACGAAGGCCTGAAATCCTATGATCATGACCATGATGGTGATAAAATATTTCATTCCGTAACCGCCTTACAAACAGCAGTGCCGTAAAGCGATACAAGTCGATCATATTCCTTCTTTTCCTCATCTGTTACGATCTTCCAGGGTTTCTCGCCAATCGCCCGTATGCGCTTGGCATCGTAATCTGACACTTTTATTATTATCTCCATTATCGTCTCTCTTTCTTCCCCTGGCATTCGACGCAGCGGACGGCGTCGGGTACAGCCTTGAGCCTTGCAGGCGGAATATCAAACCCGCAATCCACACAATAGGCGATGCCATCGACAACCCGCGCCCTTTCAGGCGGCTCAAAGAGTTCGAGGTTCTGTCTCTTTCTGTGGGCAAAAAGAGCCTTCTCCTGAAATTCCCTGTCGAGTTCTTGTGCGTGGTCTATGATATCCATCCCAACCCTCAACGCCGATGAAATCATTCATGTATACCCTCAGATGACAAAGGTATACTTTAAGGTGATATTCGGCGACCTCTGTTTACCAATGTATACCCATGTATACGTGACAAATAAAAAAAAGAGCGCATCATCGCAGCAACTCCTTCACGGTCTTACGGCTGTTCATCTGCACAAGCAGAATATTTTTGTAATCTTCGAGGAAGCCTTTGATGCAGTATTCGTGGATAAGGACGGAGAGATCGATGCCCTTGGCTAACGCAACGGAGGACAAATCAGTTTTGAATTTGTCCCCCATGCGAAATGATATGAGTTCGGTTTTCTTTTCGTCATCGACGACGAGACGGCTGGAAAAATCTAATTTGAGTTGCGTCATGCCGGATCC